CCATATGATGTTGTTGGCGGTCAAAGGCAAATCAAACAATCTGATTTCGACGACCGAATAGATATATTGCCAGTTGCGGATCCCAATATCTTTTCACAAACGCAGCGGATATCACTCGCTCAAACGGAGATGCAACTGGCAGCTTCTAACCCTGCAATTCACAACCAATACGAAGTGTACAGAAATATGTACGAAGCGTTAGGTGTAAAAGATATAGATTTAATTTTAAAAAGACCCGAGAAACCTGTGCCAAAAGACCCGGCACTAGAACATATTGATGCGTTAGCTGGTAAACCTTTTCAAGCTTTTCCAGGTCAGGACCATCAGGCTCACATTACAGCGCATTTAAACTTTATGGAAACTAATATGGTAAAAAATTCACCTATGGTTGGTGCTGCAATACAAAAAAATATACTAGAACACATAAGTTTGATGGCACAAGAGCAGATTGAAATAGAATTTAGAGAAGAGTTACCTCAACTTGCACAAATGCAACAGATGGCAATGCAAAATCCACAAGTTCAACAGCAAGCAAGAATGCTTTCAGAGCGAATTGAGTCTAGAAAAGCAGTTTTAGTATCAGAAATGATGGATGATTTTGCAAAAGAAGAGAAAAAAATAACTTCACAGTTTGATAATGACCCGATTGCAGCTTTAAGAGCAAGAGAAATAGATTTACAAGCTAAAGAAAACGCTAGAAAAGAAAAAGAAGGCGAAGAAAGGTTAAATTTAGACCGAATGAGAGCTATGATGAGTGATCAAAACCAAGATGAGAAGTTAAAACAGAACGAAGAGCTTGCAAAATTACGTGCAAACACTTCAATAGAGAAAACTATCTTGAGTAAAACGATTCCGTCAGGAGATAAGATGGCAAAAAGCGTACAAATCATAAGAGGAGACAATTAATATGTGGTTATCAGCGATTAAATTAGCAGTTTCTGCTGGAAGTAAAATTTATGCTAATAAACAAAAAACAAAAATGGCAATGTCAGAGGCACAACTTTTACATGCCGATCGTATGGCCCGTGGTGAGGAACAATATCAGGGAAAACTTTTAGAAGCACGTCAATCGGATTGGAAGGACGAGGCAGTTTTAATAATTCTTAGTTTGCCCGTGTTGGTGCTCGCATACGCAGTCATATCAGACGACCCAACCGCGATGGACAAGGTAAAATTATTCTTTGAAATGTTCTCGCAGCTCCCGTCATGGTTCACAAATTTGTGGATACTTGTCGTTGCGAGCATATATGGTATAAAGGGTACTCAAATTTTTAGAAACGGAGGAAAAAAATGAGAAAAGACTACGCAACAAGAGTAAAAGCTGCGAA